GTTGAATATAACTGGTAAATATTTTCTGGGTCTTTTGTTAATTCAGTATCTAATGTCTCTAAATTTCTTAAATCATCATCAGAAAAACCTATTTTAGGTACAAATCGATTAGAAATGTCATTTTTAAAGAATGGTGACCCCCCAATTTTTCTTGATATTTCTTTAACATAATCTTGGAACTCTTTCGCAGCCTTTACTTTTAACTCTTCGGGTTTAGCCGCAGAACCTTGTCCAAAAGTTACAGGATAATATTTGTTTAATTTATACACATAAAAATCAACTAATTTGTCATCAGAAACATCGGGGTTTTGTTTTGCTATTTTATTATATTTTCTTAAATTCCAAACCAATTCTTTTTTTGATATTCCATTAATATTTCCGTCAATAAGTTTTCTAACCGCAACTGCCAATGTTTTTGGATTATGTCCTCTTGCAGTAACAATTGCAAATATTGAACCTCCATTAATGGCTTCTACAAAATCGTCCCATGCCGGTCCTGTTTTAGCCAACATTGAATCTATGATAAACTTTTTATCACCTTCTTCTCTAAAATTACGAAAAGGGTTTTCCGCAAAACCAGTAATTGTTTTACCTTTATACTCAAATGGCTCATTACCAATTTTCAATCTATACTCCGCAAAATCTTCAGTACCCATACCAACTTCATTTCCTTTGTTATCTTTTAGAATTATTTTAGTTGGCATATACATAATATTATCGTCCCAATCAAAGGCGTAATATTTCATATCGGGTGTTAATTTTTCCGGGTCATTAAACCCCTCAATCAAATTAATTTCCATGTTAATAAATATTAGATAAAAATAAAAACCCCCACATATGTGAGGGTTTTTAAGATTAATATTATAATATTAGATATTTTCAAAAGATGCACCTGTAGGTGTAATTAAGAATTCGATATCAATATATTCTAAAGCTTTAGTTGGTTTGATGTAAATTTTACCGACTAATTGATTTGCGTCTAAATCTTCAGGTGTATTTTGAACTGTAACTCTGAAGTCATATAAACCTCTGTCTCTTCTAATTGAATCTAAGATTGGGTTTACAGAATCCAAGAACTGTTGTCTTACAATATTGTCATTTTGTTCAAACAACAATCTAATAGCCACCGCTGAAATCAATTTACGAGCTTGTAATAACAATCTTCTAACATTAATTCTGTCAAGAGGACTTTCTTTAATTTGAAGTGTTTTATTACCCCATATTACCGTTCCAACATCGTTAAAAGTTGCAATTGGATTAATTCTACCTTTATAAAGAACATCTCTTTCTTCTTGTGTAAGTCTTCTTCTTGCTCTTACAGCGTTAACTACTCCACGAGTATATCCTGCAGTTGCGAACCAAGGGAAAGCGATGTTATCAGTTAATGCTAAATTTCTTGTTACCTCAGCAGTTGCTGGAATGTAAACTTGATTATTATTAACTGTATCTCTTGTCAATACCCAAGGATAATAAGTTGCAGTGTAGTTAGAATCAATGTCCTGAGTTTCCAAGTTACTTACAGCATCTTGAGGATAGATTAAATTATCCATTGATGTTGATGGTTGTAACAATTCAAAGTCAGGTGTGGTTGTAATGTAAATAGAATCCGCTCTATCGTATTCAATCATACTAATTGTAGAATTTACTAACTCATAGTTATTAACATAGTCAATACCAGGTGTTGCAAAAACATTAATATTAGTAGTACTTGGATTACTAAATGTTTGAATACCAATTAGATATGCGTAATAGTCAGTTGTCGCATAATCAGTCTCGTTACCGTCTACAACTGTTGTTCTAAAGAATCCCCAACCTGTGGCATTTGCGTATGGAGGACAAGGTGCGGAACCTGATAAGTATCCACTATTACCCATGATGAATTCATCAGCATTAGTTCTTCTTTCTCTGTATATATCCCATCCATCAAATCCACCATAAAATAATGCTGTGAATTTTCTCGCATATAATCTATAATATGGGTTAGTTTGAGTGTCAGGGTCAGTTCTAAATTGTGCACTCCCTACATCAAAAGCATCTTCTCCAGCGTTTTGATAAGATGCTGAAATCTTAACAACTGTTGCCCCACTATCCATATGGAATCCTTTTGATAACCATGTCCATCCACTAAATGAATTGTCAGTAATCGCACAAGAACTAAATCCATTAGGTGAAGGTATTTGTTTACCTTTGTATTGAATAAAATCATCATCATACCCATATAAATAGTTAGTTGAAAATCCTAAATATGTTCTTCTAACATTATCACCTTTAGACACCAAAGTATTATCAACACCTGAAGATAATCCATAAGGTGGGTTAAATAATACTTCACCAGGATAATCATACTTGGTTTTAATAATTGGGAATGGGTGTTTGTTTTGGTTAGGTACTGAATTATAATCTCTAACTAAATAACCATTAAATCCACATGGAAGCGCGTCTATTGGGGCTTCAGGATTAACCTCAACCATAATATATCTTGAAAGGATTTGGAATTCTCCGTCTGAAGTACCAATTCTTTTAGCAATAAAGTTATTATCGTCAGGATTCATGCTACAATTTGTGAACTTTTCTAATACAACAGGATTAGCATCCGTGTCATAGAAACTTCTAACAAACACATCAAAATTATTGTTAGCAAATGACATATTACCAATAGAAACTTTAATTTCTGTATTCGCAGCACTTCCGTCAGAAATAGAAATAAATCTAAATAAATCATAAACTTTAGTACCTCTTAATTCTGAAACAAAATAAGGAGTTACTGGAGTTTGATATTTTTCTAAATAGTTAGCAATTGATGTTGATAACGCACTCTCAGCTTTTGGTAATGCTGTAAGAGATGAATTAAGACCTCTGATATAACCTTTCTTATATCCATAATCTAAAAGTTTTTGATATCCCTCTTCAACAAAAACTGGTACAACATCTTTATCTTCATCAAAATTAGAAACTCCAAATACTTTCTTTAAATAATTAGTACTTCCTTCAGAAAAAGAAGTTTCAAAAGAGAATGATGTGTTATTGTAAGTTAAACCTGTAACTTTAAATGTTGCGTATGGGTCAGAAGTTGCTGCGGAATAAGAACCACTAAAATCAACACCTAAATTTGTCAAACCTGATACTTGGAAATTTGTACCATGTTGTGTTGTTGTAAATTCAGAAATACCTCTACTTCTAAATGTTGCAATTGGTAAGTTGTTGTAAGCCGTTTGTGTTGTTCCAGTGTAAGCTTGGTATCCGACTTTTAATTGAATTACCAAAGGGTTGATTCCAGTAATACCCGCAACTCCTATAACAAAAGAATAACCTGTATAAGTATCACCAGTACCATTGGTTCTGTTAAATAAATTATAAAACCATGTGTCGTTATTTGAATCACAAGTATTAATATCCTCAAACACTATTTCATCAACTCCATAAGCATTACCATTAGTTAGACCTGTCATATTAACAATGTCAATTGCAGGAGTTCCCCACCAAGCGCTACTTCTAAATGTTTTCTCACTAATAGAACCAAAATACAATATGTTGTTTGAAATTGTTGGAGCTTCTTGTGTGGAACTATTGGCAAAAGGTACTATATATGTTTGTAACCAATTTTGTAATATGTCTAAATTTGTTGTTTCAGTACCGTCAAAAAGAGTAACTGTATTATATAACCTATTATAAAAATCTGTTACAACACCAGCAATTCCAGTCCATGTACCTAAATTAGTTATTTTTCTAGATGTTGTATTATAATTTAAAGTAATAGGATTATTAAAATCCTCAATTGTGTTATTACCTTCATTATAACTTATTGTCTCACAATTGACATTTCCAATTGTAGTAATTGTCCAAGAAGGACCAGCATCGTAACCTGACAATCCTAATACCCTTGTCACGAATAATTGATTTGATTGTTGTAAATATGATTTTGCGATATACGCCGCCTCATATTTTGGAATTTGCGTGTTTACAAATTTCTCAGGACTAGTTCCACCGAAGTAGGATTGGAATTCATCATAATTAGTGATAAATATCGGTTCGAAAGCGGGACCTTTTAATGTCTCACCAACCAATCCTAAAGTGGTAACCCCCACGCTTTGAGAAACGAAGGATAATTCTGTTTCCGTTGTGTACACACCCGGAGATACAAAAACTTTACTTGCCATCTTTAATTAATTTTTTAGTTTAAATTTTATTTTTCTATAAATATTATTCTAATTGTCAAAAACTTTACTTTGTGAAAACTATTTATAAATTGGTATGATTTTATTCTGCCTTTTTTCTACCATGAAAATTAAAAACCTTAAAATATCAATAGAATCACATGAGATGTTAAAAAAACATTGCATGAAGAATGGTTTAAAAATTCATAAGTTTGTAGAAAAATTAATATTGGATAACTGTCAAGAAAAAAAAGACATATACGGAGAAAACTAAAGTAACCTAGATATCAATTTAATTGTTGAGTCTTTAGTAATGTCTGTTTTAGTAATTTCAATTTTTAAAACATCATTTGTGTTCAATTGTATTTTTCCATCGGTTTGGGAAAATATATTAGTACCATAATATAAATTATTAATGTAAACATCATAAGAATTTATATTAATAATACCTTCTTGACTTATATCCGCAGTGTATTCATATGTCTGAGTATAACTTGTTACAGATATTGGAAAATTGACAGTTGATTTAATTAAATCAGAATTTTTAGTATAATCCTTTGGTCTTTTGTTTTTTATCCTATTTGGTCTAGTTTCAATTAAAGTTAGAGCTCTACTTATTCCAGGTTTAACTTCAAATTCATTTTCGTCAATTAAAAATCCCATTAAAGTAAAATTATAACTTTGTATATAAAATTTTCTTTTTTCCATTTCCATAACTGACTCGTCTGAGATTTCATCAAGTACAATAGGAATGTAGTGACCCTTAATTTGTGTATACGCTTGTCTTGAAGCGAATTTTTCAATTATTTTTTTGTTAAGAGAGTTTAACTCTCTCATTCTATTACAAATAATTTTTACACTATATTTTATATCAACAGGAACTGGTTGTGGTATCGTATAAACATCATATCCTTTTCTACCATCATTCCAATTTGGAACCGCCGCATAATAGTATTGTTTTCTATTTGGTATGTTGTACTTTAAAGATGGGGTACTTCCAAATTTAACCTCAGGTGTTCTAACTGTGGTTATAACTGGAGGTTCAACATTTTTATCTAAATTAGAAAAATTCCATGTTTTCGCAAATTGAGCCCAATTTTGTGTGGTTATTAAAATATCAACAACAGGTATTACTTTCCCATCTGTTATTGTTTTTAAATCATTTTTAACAAAATCTAAAAACCCCTTATCCAAATCTTCATGTAACAATGATTTAGGTAAATATGTACCATCTCGATTAATATCATCAAGTAATTCAACCCTTCTACCGTATCCGGTTTTTTCAGGTGATAAATCCAAAGTTTTTTTTATTTTTTTAGGTAAAGCCATTATAATCCCCTAAATTCATTATCTGTCACAATTGTTGCAATAATTGTACGATAAAATGGTTTATATCCACCATAAGTATGTTTGTTATCACTAACAACACGACCGTCATTAACTACCGAATAATATCTAACTCTTGTTTCAGTTTCATAATATCCAATATAATCACCAAACTCAATATCAATACCAAGTTCATCCAAATGTGATTGGTAAACAGACACTTGTAAATTACCTGGCTCCATTTGGTCTAATTTTGAGTTACCAAGATTTTTATTTTCGGGTGGCATTATTTTTACATATCCTTTAAACTCTCTCGGAGGATGAAATTTTATTCCATCTTTAACGGCTTCTCCATATACATCATCAGTATCTGTTTTTTGTTTGTCTATATTATATAATACCAAAGTAAAATTCATATCTCCTTCTAACCATTCTCTTCCAATAGATACATCCAAAGCAAAGTCTTCCCCTCCGAAAAATTTTCCTAATCTTGTTATTGGTACATTACGCTGTGACATATTGATAAATATCCATTTTTTGTTTATTATTATTTGTTATTGTATTAGTAAATATGAATCTTAGTATTGAGCAACAGGCTATTTATATTTTGGAGACCTATAATGGCTCAAATAATTATATTTTAAAAATTAAAAAACAGTGTGAGACAAATAAAAAACATGTTCCCACAAGAGCTCAATGCGAATATGTTATTCACTATCATACTGTAAATCCAAAAGTTGCCAAGAAATGGGTTCCAATCGATTCTTATTTTTCAACCAAACTTGTTGAAGATAATCCATTCATTAAAGAACCTGATAAAATTTACATTGAGAAACTTTTAGTTGAGAAAGATAAATCTTACCATATTTGGGGTAAAGTTTTTAGTGGGGATACCATTCACGATTTTTGGGTTCCGAAAGCTGCAATTATAAAAGAGTATAAAGAGAATGAAGTAAGTGTTGATTACTCAAAATATGAAAACCGACCTCCATTATCACACCAAAAAGAAGCGATTGAGAAGTTGTTAAAAAATGATAAGTTCATATTGGCCGACGATATGGGTTTAGGGAAAACGACCTCAACAATTATTGCGTCTTTAGAGAGTGGGGCTAAAAAAGTTTTAATTATTTGCCCCGCATCTTTAAAGATAAATTGGGAAAGAGAGATTAGAAATTATACAGATAAATCAATCTATATCTGTGAGGGAAAAAAATATGAGGATGCCGAATATATTATCACTAACTATGATATTCTAAAAAACTTCCACGACCTAAAAGAAAAAGACAACTCACTAATTTTAAAATCCAAATTTGATTTGGTTATTATCGATGAAGCACATTATGTTTCAAACGCTCAGGCTCAAAGAACAAAAATAATAATGGATTTAACTAAAGAGATAAAAAAACTTTTGTTATTAACGGGAACTCCAATGACTTCTCGTCCAATGAATTATTATAACATTTTAAAATTGATTGATAGCCCTGTAAGTCAAAATTGGATGGCCTATACCATTCGTTATTGTGGTGGTTATCAGTTTAGAGTTGGGAATAAAAAAGTGTGGAATGTTACAGGAGCGTCAAATTTGGAAGAGTTAAGGGAAAGAACTTCTCGTCAAATTTTAAGAAGATTAAAAACTGATGTTTTGGATTTACCCGATAAAATTATTACCCCCGTTTATCTTCGACTGAAATCAAAGTTATATGAAGAATTAATGGGTGAGTATTATGATTGGTATAACAATAGAACCGAAGAATCAAAACCATTATCAATTCAATTTACAAAACTTACAAAAGTTAGACAGGTAATTGCTGAAGAAAAAATTAACACAACTATTGAACTTGCCGAAAATATAATTGAGCAGGGTAAAAAAGTTATTATTTTTAGTAATTTTACAGACCCAATTAAAAAGATTTATGAACATTTTGGGAAAACTGCAGTTTATTTAGATGGGTCAACTTCAAAACCCGCAAGACAAGAAGCTGTAGATAAATTCCAAACAAGTGATAAAATCAAAGTATTTTGTGGTAATTTAAAAGCCGCAGGTGTTGGTCTTACTTTAACTGAAGGAGAGGCAGTTATTATGAATGACTTATCATTTGTTCCCGCAGAACATGCTCAGGCCGAAGACAGAGCATACAGATATGGTCAAAAAAATAATGTATCCATATTCTACCCACTATTTGAAAACACAATTGAAGGGGTTATTTACGATATCTTAATTAAGAAAAAACAAATCATTGGTACTGTCATGGGAGATGTTGAAAATGACTCTACAGATATTGTTGAACAAATATTGAACGAAATCAATAAGGGTTGAGTATTTATAAGTGATGAAGTCACTTAACTTAATTACAGAAAATTTATTAAAGGAAATTAAAAAACAAGAAATTTTAGATTCCGAAAAGTTTTTTATTAACGAAATGAAAACTATCGGTATTGAAAAGTTACCATATAGTTATGCGTCTTTAAGAAGATTCATTGACCCCGAAACTATGAAGTTTCATTATCAGAAACACTATAAGGGGTATGTCAAAAAATTAAATTCCGCTTTAAGAAAAAAAGATTACGGGGATGTTGAATTAGAA